GAGCGCGCGCTCGAGCATGAGCCGCGCCTCCTTCAGCGACCGGTAATCGTTCCGGTACAGGATCAGAACTACGGCCTCGACCGTCTCGACGGGGATCACTCCGCCGCCGCCTGCAGCTCGATCGCGAGCGTGCTCGAACAGAAGCAGTTGCGGAGCTCCAGACCCTCCCACCGTGCGGCGACGAGCGGCAGCGAGGACCAGGCGAGCAGGTCATGCGTCGCGCCACATCCGCAGGCCTTCACGGGCGGCGCCGGGATCGTAGGGGCAAGCTGTTCCTCGAGCGTCACGGGCGCACCGTCTCGGCTGCGAACGCCGGCACGCGCGGCGGCGCGAGCATCAGGCCGAGGAGGTCGTCCTCGAGGAAAGACCAGAGGGCGGCGTCCGTGCGTGCGGCTGCGTGCTGCTGCGTCGTCATCTGGCAAACACATTAGGCGCGCCAACTAGGTTAGGCAACATGAATCTCGACCGCCGCGGGTCGATTGTCAGTTCCTTCGCGATTCGCAGCGTGACCGGCCTAGGCCCCCGGTTCGTCGACCGCGCCGAGGACGAAAAGGCCGCCTACGGCTAACACTTTAGTCGCAGAGCGCGGCCGAATTGCTTTGCCTAACCTATCCGGCAGGGCTAATAGGTTAGGCATGCAAACCCCGATCGCAACGCCCTTGGGCGAGCGTCTTCATGGGGCGCGCTGCCTCGTCGACCTCGCGGCCCGAGAGTTGGATCGGCTGGCCCAGACGACGCAGGGCCATACGTCGCTGATCGAGTCTGGCGTCGCGAAGAACATCACCATGAAGACGGCGGCCCGTCTCGCTGGTGCGCTCGGCGTGACGATCGACTGGCTGGTCAACGGGACCGGCGACGCCCCCGATGCGGCATCGGTGCAGGCCGCGGTCGATGTCGCGCGAGCGCGCGTGGCAGACGAGTCCGGCGAGCACCCGGCGGTCGACGTCGTCTCGTCCCGCGTCGGCTGATCTGCGCGCCATGCCGGTGAGACTGACTCGCCGGCGTTTGCATGCAAACTGCACGCAGTTCAGTGGTGAGCGGCAGTGCAGTGTGGGATCGGCGGGACAGACTGAACGGGTTCGCTGAACGGATACTGAACGACGTTACGGGGAGGCTAGATTCTCGATGCGAAATAAAATTGAGGGGGTCGGCAGTTCAGTTCCCTATCGGGGGCTACGTGTATCGTGCACGTACTGTTGCTATGAGGTGGGTACTGGTCGCGGGGGCTGCCCTAAGGCGCCTGCGGCGACTCGCCTGGTGCTCACGGCGAAGGGCCCGCGCCAGCTTTGCGACCGACACGCCGGCAAGGGCAAGCATCGGCGGGCCGCATGATCGGCTTCTCGATCGTCGACGCGGGCGGGAACGTCCTCGACTGGCGCGAGCACATCGAGGAGGCGCTCCCCAGGCAACGGGAGCTCCACGCGGCTGAGGACGTCATCCGCGTGAGCGACGGCGCCGTGGTCGCGACCAAGCGCCGTGTTCGTGGAGAGCACCTCTATCAGATGATTTGGCGCATGCGCTTCGAGCCGGGGTGGCAGTGAGATACCGCGCCATCGCTCGAGGCCTCGTGTCGCTCTGGGTCTTCGCCGCCACCATCACCGCGGTCGTCATCGTCGCCACAGTTACGGGGAGGCCGATCCGATGACGTTCTACCCGGGCGATACGGTCCGCGTCGCCGTGCACTGGCACGCGTTCTACGGGCGGCGTGGCGTCGTCTACAGCGTCATCCCGATGCGCGTCCGCTTCGACGGCGACGAGCACCCGACCGCGGTGGACGGCGTGGCTCTGATCCTTTGCGAGGACGCGTGAGCGCGGCCCCCTCTCCGAGCATCGAGGAGCTCATCGCGTCGAGCGGCGAGGTGGAGCTGTTCGCCCTCGCCCGCGTCGCGCACGAATTCGCCATGCTGCAGTTGCGCGAATCGGAGGGCGACCTCGAGGCCGCTATCCAGCGTGCCGAGCGAGCTAGGGGCCATGCTGAGCGTGCCGGGGAGCTCCTCACACAGGCGATCCGGCTTCGGGAGTTGGTGCGGTGAGCGAGGTCCTTCTCCGCCTCTATCAGGTCGCGTGCATCGCGGCCATCCGCGCGGCCATCCGCGCGGGCCATCGACGCATCCTCCTCACCGTCCCCACCGGCGGAGGGAAGACACTCATCGCTGCGAGCATGATCCTCAGCGCCCTCGGGAAGGGCAAGCGCTGCCTCTTCGTCATGCATCGCAAGGAGCTGATCGACCAAACGGTAGCGGCCCTCGCGCGCCTTGGTATCACCAGCGTAGGCGTCATCCGAGCCGGCGACCGGCGACGGGACTCAAGTCAGCCGATTCAGGTAGCGAGCATCCAGACGATCTCTCGCCGCACGCAGCAGGAGTACGACCTCGTCTTTGTCGACGAGGCGCACCGCTCTAACGCTGCGACCTACACAGAGCATGTGTTCAAGCGCCACTCGAAGGCCGTCATCATCGGGCTTAGCGCGACGCCTTGCCGGGCCGATGGGCGCCCACTTGGGACGCACTTCGATGAGCTGATCGTCGGCGCGCGCTACTCCGAGCTCATCGCCGGGGGGCACATCGCGGCTCCGCTCGTCTACTCCACGCCCGTACTCCCCGACCTCTCGACGGTGCGGACCGTCTCGGGCGACTACAACCGAGAGGACCTCGAAAAGGCGATGAATCGAGGGGCGCTCATCGGAGACCTGTTCACGCAGTGGTCGAAGCATCCGCGCGCTCGCACCGTCGTCTTTGCGGTCGGCGTGGCGCACTCGCTTGCGATCGTCGAGCGATTCAGGGCCGAAGGGGTCGCAGCTGAGCACCTCGACGGCAATACTCCCGAGGCTGAGCGCACCGCGATACTTCAGCGCCTCGCATCGGGCAAGACGACGCTGGTAAGTAACGTCGGTGTGCTGTGCGAGGGGTGGGACCTCCCGTCGTGCAAGCGCCTCATCCTGGCGCGGCCGACGAAGTCCCTTGGACTCTACATGCAGATGGCGGGGCGAATCCTTCGGCCGTGGGAGGGGGAGTCCCCGATCATCACCGACCACGGCGGCAACGTCGACCGGCACGGGCTCCCGCATGAGGATCGCGAGTGGTCGCTCACCAAGAAGCAGAAGAAGGGGAGCGGAGCGCAGCCGGTGAAGGCGTGCCCTACCTGTTTCGCGTTCATCGCCGCGGTTGCGCGGAACTGCCCACACTGCGGCCGCGTGTTCCCTGTCGTCGTTGCCGTAGAGAAGGAGGCCGAGCCGATTATCATCGACCTGGCCCTCCGTACGCTCGATGGGGACGACGCGAAACTTGCATTCTTCCGGCAGCTCCACAGGTCATGCCGTGAGCGCGGCTGGAAGTCTGGCGCGGTCGTTCATAGGTATTTCGCTCGGTTCAACGAAGAGCCCCCGAAGCACTGGATTGCGGCGCTAAAGAGCGATTACCGGACAGACCATGAGTGGAAAGAGCGAGTGTCCACTAAGCAGGCCGAGAAGCGCGCCGAGGAGGTGCAGAATGCCGCAGAGTAAGGTCAGTAAGGTCCTTATGAACGGGATGGTTGCGGGAGAAGGGTCGCCGCCCGTGGATGAGGATGCGGTGATTGCGGCGGAGGTGGAGCGCGGGAAGCGTCGCAAGGCGGTAGCCAGAGCGCGCGCTTGGGCGCGGGCTAACCCGGACCGTGTGCGCGAGATCTTCCGCAAGGCGGGTCGCAAGTGGGCGGCGGCGAACCCGGATAAGGTGCGCGCAAAGGCTCTCAAGCAGACGCGAAAGAACCCGGAAAAGAATCGGGCTCGGGCGCGCGCGTGGGCCGCTGCCAACCCTGAGCGGCACCGAGCAAGGTCGCGCGATTGGTCTAAAGCCAACCTCGCGAAGGTGCGAGAACTTCAGGCCGAACGCCGGAACATCAACCGAAGCAAAGGCCTCTGCCGGTGCGGCCGGGCCATGCCACAAAAAGGCTTCCGCTCGTGCCGTCTCTGCAAGGAGGAGAGTCGTAACTTGCAGCGTGAGGCGCGACAGAAAAGGCGTGAGGCGGGGCTGTGCCTTCACTGCCGCGAGAAGGCTGAGCCGGAGCGAACTTTGTGTGCAAAACACATCAAGGCGACGGGCGCAGCCGCGGCGCGCTACGCGAAGAAAAAGGCCGCGTCCAGAGGCTCGTTCGATGATCGAAAATGATTTGCTTCACCTCTTCATCAAACTAACGCCGCACGTCATCCCAGGCGCGCGCGTCGAGCGGCGAAACATAATCAATACACGCAGCGAGCAAGGCTACCGCGTGCGCAATGGCATCAAGGGACAGTGCGATGCCTTCTGCGTCTACCGCGGTCGGCATGTCGAGATAGAGACCAAGGCGGCGCGCGGTGTCATGCGAGAAGCGCAGGAGCGGTGGCGTCTATGGTGCGTCGCATCGGGTACGCCGCACATGGTGCTCAAGGCCAAACCCAAAGAGACGGCAGACGAGACGGTAAATCGGTGGGCGGCGGAACTCAGGGCGGAACTGGCCAATCATGTATGACGAAGACGACCTACTCGAGGAGCTTGCTTCGGCGCCCAGTCTGGAGGAACTCGTCGACGCGTCCCCTCGCTGCACGGATAGCGCGAACGCGGATGCGATCGTCGCCGAGCATGGTGCGGGCTATCGCTACGTCGTGGAATGGGACACGTGGATCGCGTGGAACGGTGCGCGTTGGGACATGTCCGGCGCTGCGAAGGGTCGCGTAGAGAACGCTGCGGCGCTGACCGCGCGCCTCGAGCACTACCGGACCAGCGCCGTCATTCGAGCGCTCCAGGAGCAACTGAAGCCGCTTCTCCTGCAGCCGCTCAAGGACGCTGACCGCATCGAGGAGCTAGAGCGCGAGGTCAAGCGCCAGATCAAGATCCTGAAGTGGCACGAGCAGAGCCAGAACTGCTCGCGCATCGAGGGCGCCGTCCGCATCCTTCGCACGCGCCTCGTGGTGCACATGGTCGATCTCGACGCTAACCCGTGGCTGTTCAACGTCGCCAACGGCACGATCGACCTTCGCACCGCCACGCTGCACGACCACGACCCGAGCGACCTGATTACGCAGATCAGCGATATCGAGTGGAGCGATAGCGCGAGCTGTCCGGCGTGGGACGCGTTCGTCTACCAGGTCATGGGCGGACAGCGCGATCTCGTCTGCTACCTACAGCGCCTCGTGGGCTACTCCGCTACGGCGCTGACCCGTGAGCACCTCCTCGCGTTCTTCTACGGCACGGGTCAGAACGGCAAGAGCACGTTCATGCAGACGCTGCGCGTCGTGTTCGGCGAGTACGCGTGTGCGGCCCCTCGTGATCTGCTCTTCGAAGACAAGCACGGCAAGCGTCACCCCGAGGAGCTCGCGCGGCTCTATGGGAAGCGACTCGCGATCTGTGCGGAGATCGGCGAGTACAACAAATTCGACGAGGCCAAGATCAAGGATCTCACGGGCGGCGACGTCGTCTCGTGCCGCCGCATGCGGGAGAACTCGTGGGACCTCATCCCGACGCACACCCTGTTCATTAGCGGCAACCACAAGCCCGACGTGAAGGGCGACGACCTGGGCATCTGGAGACGCATCCGTCTCGTGCCCTGGACGGTGACTGTGGCCGTGGTCGACAAGGAACTCCCCGAGAAGCTCAAGAAGGAACTCGCTGGCATCCTTCGGTGGGTCGTCCTCGGCTGCGTCGACTGGCAGGAGAACGGCCTCAGTGAGCCTGAAGCCGTCCGAGCGGCCACGAGCGCCTACCGGGTCGAAAGCGACGTCCTAGGGGAGTTCCTGGCCAGCCACGTGGTGTTTGAGGCCGATGCCAGGGTGAGCAGGAAGGGCCTCAGAGAGCGTTACGAGGAGTGGTGCAAGGACGCGGGCCACATGCCGCTCGGCGCCAAGAAGGTCGCGCAGCGGCTTCGGGAGAACGGCGTCTCCAGCGTGAACGTCAGGGACGGGGCCCGCTTCGTGGATGGCTGGGCAGGTTGTCGCATGCGCTCTGACTATGACGCACAACCGTCGCACATCAGACTTGTGGGGCCCGTGGGGACTGTCGTGGGGACCAACGTGGGGACATAGAAAACCATGCAACATTACGACATCGCATCGGAAATCAATATTGTGGGGACTTGTGGGGACTTACTTCTCGCGCACACACACATGAATATTTCTTCTGTGCACATTTCATTTGGAAGGAATGGTGGATCTGCTCAGACAAGTCCCCACGTCCCCACAGGATCACCAGGGTACGCGTACTTAGCTACGTGCGATGCGGAACCACATGTGCGCGCGACCGTGGGCGCACATGGTGAGACAGCCAACCTAGACACACAACGTTCAGTGGTTACATGTCAGCACGCGACGCATCGCGTCAGGCGCGCACGCAGCACACATGTACCCCCGTCAAAAATGCTGCGTTGCGTCGTGTGGTGTGGGGACCCCGTCGAAAAAAGTTTTAGGGAATTGCACCCTAAAAACGGCCACTTACCGGTGTTTTCCAGATGTAGGGTTATGGTGGTGCGTCAACATACACGAGAACCGTGTGTGGTTGACGCAGAGTTGGCACGCACTGAACACGGTGTGTCGTGACGGACGACCGGTCGCAGCGGATCGCGTCGTACCTGGCGATCATCCGGATGACTCCCGCCGCGACGACCGTGGCAAATCCGACGGTCGCGGTGCCTCCAGCGCCTGAGTTCGACGGCACGCCGCGGCCGAGCCAGCCGCTACCACATCACTTCGCCGCTCCGATCTCAGGCCCGGACGGGCATACGCCCGCGCCAGCGGAGGACCCCGACGACCCGTTCGGATTCGGCGCCATGGTGGGAGCCCCAGTCGATCCGCCTCTGACGGAGGAGGAAAACGAACGGCTCCGCGCGGCCTACCTGCGGAGCCGTGGAGCGGCTGCCTACCAGGCGGATCGGGAACGGGTCTTGAAAGCGAGCAAGGAGGGTAAAGCTGCCCTTCGGGCCGCAGGCAAATGCGAGACGTGTGCTCTGCCTCGCGTCAACGCGTTCTATTGCCAGGAGCATGCGGACAAAAAGAACGCGGCAAAGCGTGCGCGACGCGCGAAGAAGGCGGGTGGCTCATGACGGCGCAGGCGGATCGGCTCGCGGAATACGAGGCCATCATCGCCGAAGCCGAAGCGACGGCCGCGGCGGAGGCCGAGGCTGAAGCCATCTCGGTCGCGGCGGCGGATACCGTGGCGCGCATCCGTCAACGAGAGCCCGAGTCGACGTCGGCGGCACGCCTAGAGGAAAACGTCGCGGAGTATGACGACCTCCTCGGTGGCGACATTACGGACGATCAGCGGATCAAAGTACTGAGAGCTCGCACGGAGACGCTCATGCAGCTTGCGCGACTGAGGGGTGAGGACAGGCTCTCATTTCGGCAATTCCTCGCAAGTGGATCGTGGAGGAAGATTGAGACGCATCTTGAATGGCTTCTCGGCCACGTGGACCGGCCTACGATCGACGAGTTTCGGCGCCGCATGATGGCACTCGACGAAGAGGCGAAGGGCGTCCTCAAGGACCCCACGTAAGCGTGGCGATCCTTTATACCCCTAGGGTCGACGTCGACCAAAGCGTTGAGACCCCGTTCCGGTCGATCGCGTCCGTGTGCGATCGCGTGAACGACCGGCAAGCGCCCCGCCCGCTTGCGACCCTGAAGAAGCTCGGGCGCCACCACGACGCGACGCTAGCCGAGCTCGGGGCGATGCCGCTCATAGACTTCATCCCGTTCATCAATCCGCGCTTCGAGGCGCCGCTCCACCTCGCGCCGCTGGTCGACACGCTCGAGAGGATGCGGTCCGAGCCCGTGCGGATGCTCGTGTCGGTTCCGCCGCGCCACGGCAAGACCGAGACCATCTTGGCCGCCCTGGCCCAGATGCTGGTGCGGGACCCGACCGTGCAGATTGCCTATGTCTCGTATTCGGCCGACCTCGCGGAGCGGAAGTCGTGGCAGCTCCGCGAGCTCTGTCGCCGGCTCGGCGTCCCGATCAGCAAGGACAGCAAGAGCAAGAGCAACTGGCGCACCGGCGCGGCGCAGGGCGGAGTCTGGGCGTGCGGTATCGGAGGCTCGCTCACGGGCGAGGGGTTCGACGTGTTCGTGATTGACGACGCGATCAAGGGCCGGGCCGAGGCGGAGAGCGCGACGCTTCGGGATCGCATGGTCGATTGGTTCTGGTCGACGGCATACACGCGGCTCGAACCGTCGGCCTCGATGCTCGTGAACATGACCCGATGGCACGAGGACGACCTTATCGGGCGACTCGAGAGCGAAGGTTGGAAGAGCGTGAATCTGCCCGCGCTCGGCGGCGGACGCGGAGATGAGCCGCTCTGGCCGTCGCGCTGGCCGTACGAGTACCTGATCTCCCTCCGCGAGCAGGACGCGTACACGTGGAGTTCGCTGTATCAGGGCCAGCCGACGCCGCGCGGGATGTCCGTATTCCGCGACGCGACCATGTACGCCGGCGCGCTGGGGTCGTCGTGGAAGGCGGCTATCGGGGTCGACTTCGCGTACTCGGCAAAGACCCACGCGGACTGGAGCGTCGCCGTCCTGCTCGTTACGCATCCGCTCCTCGAGAACGCGTGCATCGTTTGGGATGTCCTTCGCGTACAAGAGAGTGCGGATAAATTCGTCGCGCGCCTAAAAGCATTCCAGACTCAGTGGATGGGCGCGCCGATTCTCGGATACATCGGCGGTTCGGAAATCGGGACGTATCAACTCTTGCGAAAGCTAGGTCTGACGATGAGCCACCGTGAGCCGCTCTCGCATGTCGACAAGTTCGTGCGCGCGCAGCCCGCGGCGACGGCTTGGAACAACGGCCGCATCATGGTCCGCCATTGCGGGGATAGGTGGGTCGAGCCGTTCCTCTCCGAGGTCCGCGGCTTCACCGGTATCCACGATTCGCACGACGACCACGTAGACGCGCTCGCGGCGGCGTTCGACCATCTGTCGCCGTCGCTCGTGGAGAAGGCGGCGGCGGGCGCCTCTCGCGCGATCACCGGCGGAAGGCCGCGCTGGTGAGGTACCTCGAGCAATGCCCCAGCTACCGGCCGTGCGAAGTCCTGGACTGTCGATACAACCTCGTTCGCGAGCGGGCGCGAAAGGGTCTCGACGATTCGATATCGTGCGCGATTGACGTCTCTGCGGACGGGCCGAAGGGGCTTCGGGATATCGCGCAGATACTCGGCGTCAATCACAGCTACGTGCAGGCCGTCGAGAAACGAGCGCTTGCGATTCTCGCCGCGAGCCTGAATGCAGATGTCGAAGTGCCGACGCTTCCGGAGAGCAAACGCAAGGCCTCCGGTGAACGGTGATGGATCGCGCTGATACGCTGCGCATGTGGCCGCACCCGCAAACGTCCCTGGGATTGGGCCCGTAGCCGCCCCCTCGGACGCCCTTCGCGAGGCGGCCAGACCGAAGACGGCGAGCGACTTCCGTATCCACACGGACCCGCCGATCCCGATCGCATCGAGCTACACCTACGATATCGCGGCCACGGCGCTTACCGCGCATTCGATCGGCCTGTTCTACCAGTCGGGCCTGATGGCCGACGTGATGCGCAGCGACGACGCGATCGCCGGCGCATTCCAGGCGCGCGCGCTCGGCCTGTTCTCGAACGAGATGGGCTGGGAGGCCGGCTCCGGAAAGAGCGGCGCCGAGTGCCTCGCGCTCGTCCAGGGCAAGTGGGACTCGATCGCGTCAGAGACGACGCTCGCCCAGATCCACAAATGCGGCCTGCAGATGGGATTCGCGATCGCCCAGCTCGTGTGGGTTGTCGACGGGAAGAATATCCTCCCTCGGCTGTACTTTTGGCACCCCTCGCTGGTGCAGTGGTCGTTTCCAGACCGTTGCTTTACGGTCCGCACGCTCGAGGGCCTCGAGTACGCGGTCCCGGGAAACGGGCAGTGGTTCGTCTGGACTCCCTATGGCGACTACCTCGGCTGGCGCGACGGCCTGATCAACGGGCTCATGGCGCCTTGGATGTCGCGCCAGTACGCATGGCGCGACTGGGGCCGCTACAACGAGGTGCACGGCCTGCCTCAGCGGAAGGTTCGCGTCCCCGAGACCGCATCGGAGGCCGATAAGCTCGCGTTCCAGAATGCGATGTCGACGATCGGAAGCGAGGCGAACATCCTCCTCCCCTCGGCGGTCGGCGGGGAGTCGGGCGTCAATTTTGACGTGGAACTCCTCGAGCCCACCGGCGACAGCTGGGAGGCCTTCGAGAAGCTCCTGAGCAAGGCCGAGACGCGCATTGCCGTCACGGTGAACGGCCAGAACCTGACGACGGAGGTTCAGGGCGGATCGTTCGCGGCGACCAAGATGCACTCGCAGAAAGAAATTGGCTACTTCAAGGCCGATAACCGCTCCCTGTCGCGCGAGATCAACCGGCAGATATTCGCGCCCATCGCCCGATATAACTTCGGCGACGAGGCCGCGGCGCCGCGCGCGTGCTGGAAGATCGTGGAGCAGGACGACCGCCTGACGAATGCGCAGGCGACCCAGGCCGTCGCGCAGGCGATTACGATGTTTCAGACCGCGGGCGTCCCTGTCGATGCGCGCCGGCTGCTCACGCTAACGGGGATTCCCGTGCTGCCCGGGACCGAGGGGTTTGTACTCCCGCCGCCGGCGCCGGCGGCGAAACCGGGAGATGCTGGGCCCCCAGGTGAACAGGCGCCGAAGCCAGTGATATCTCCAAAGTAGCTCATGAATCCTCAAGACCTGATGGTGAAGGAGTTGGCGCGCCTCTCGAGGATCGCCTATCCAGACCCCGCCATCGGCGAGTGGACGGCATTCGCGCTCGAGGCGCGGCGCGCCGAGCTCGTGGAGAAGGTCCTCAAGGAAGCGCGCGCTTCCGGCGTCGACAACTCCGAGACGCAAATCCGGACGACGTTTGATTTGTGGTGGCACCAGGGCGGATACAAGACCTGGCTCAAGTGCGGCGACCGCGCTCCTGTCGCGGTCGAAGGCCGCTACAAGTGACGATCGGAAACGGCGCGCTCATTGGCGAGGCCCCCGCCGCCGCTCCGGCAGAGGCGCCCTCGCTGGCGGCCCTCGCCTCGCTGATCGTTCAGATCGCGATGCGCGTGGACGTCCTCGCGCAGGTTGTCGTCGCGCAGAATGCGAACGTCGAAGCACTGACGGCGAAGGTCTCGGAGTTGGAAGCGAAGCCTGATGCGGCTAAGGCCGCGTTCCAATCTTCGCTCGACGCACTGGAAGGGTCGAAGTCCTAATGTTCTTCAACCCGACCCCAGTACCGTCCGCGGGATTCGTGGCGTCTGCCGTATTGAAGGCGCTCAAGGGCCGGCTTCTGTACCTGAACGCCTACAACAATAACGCGGCCGTTCGTTACCTGATGCTCTTCGACCTCGCGGCCGTCCCGGGCAACGGCGCAACTCCGCTGCTCATGCAGGCGATTCCGCCGACGTCCAGTATCCCGAAGGAACTGGCATTCCCTCCCGAGGGTCTGCTGTTCATGAACGGGCTCTGCATCGCGATCTCGAGCACGCCGGCGACGCTCACGCTCGCGGCCGCTGACCTGAGCTATACGGCGGGTATCGCGTGAGAGCGCGCGGCAAACTCAGCAGCATCGCCGCGGCGCCTCCGCTCGCGGTGCGCCTGTTCAAGTTCGGCAAGGTCGAGACGACCAAGGGCACGTTCCTTTTTGACCGCAAGGCCGCTGATTCGGTCATGTCGAAGTGGAACGACTACGGAAACGATCTCTGCTTCGATTACGAGCATCGCGCGGTGGACGCCGATGCGCGCGCCGGCGACGGCAAGGCCGCGGGCTGGTTCAAGTTGGCAGTGCGTGACGACGGACTCTATGCCATCGACGTGCGCTGGACGGACCGCGCGGCCAAGGAAATCTCTGAACGCGAGTGGCGCTACTACTCGCCGACGTTCGATTACGACAACAAGTCGGGCCGAATCCTCGAGCTCGTGAACGTGGCGCTCACCAATATTCCGGCAACGAAAGACCTGCCTCCGCTTGTGGCGGCAAAGAGGGATGCGATGAAAGCGAAAGCAAAGAAGACGGCGCCGCGTGCGGCCCTCGCCGTGAAGTCGAAGAAGATGGACGACGCGGCCACCGACGACGCGGACCTGGACGATACCGCGACGGACGACGACGGCGGCGACGGCAGTAGCGACGGCGCCACCCTCGACGACGACGCTTCGCTGGACGACGCGGCCACCGACGACGCGGACCTGGACGATACCGCGACGGACGACCTGGACGACGCGGACCTGGACGACGACGGCGCCAGCGATGACGACGCGCCCCCGGCGAAGACGAAGAAGACGGCCAAGTCGGGCCGCGCTTCGATGTCCGTCACCGAGCGCGCGATCCGCGCCGTCGAAGTGATGAACAAGCAGAACGCGCAGCTGAACGCGCGCCTGATGCGCATCGAGCGCAAGGCTCACCTGGACCGCGTCGGGGCGCTGATCGACAGCGCGATCGCCGCCGGCAAGGCGACCCCCGCCGAGCGCGAGACGCTCTCTCGCATCGGCATGCTGGATACGAAGCTCCTGCGCACGAACCTCGCGCAGCGTGTCCAGGTGCTCCAGATCGGCCGCGTCGCCGCTCAGCCCGACGTCAACGCGGCCGAGGTCGCAAACCTCGCGCAGCGCGTCCCCGACGCCGACAAGGTGATTCGCCTGTTCGGTAACGAGGCCCGCTACGACAAGGCCGCCAAAGACGGCACCCTCGGCCAGTTCTCCTCGTTCGCTCCGATGAAGCTCGAAAGGAAGGGCAGCTGATATGCCGCTCACTCTCTCTCGCAAGACCCCCAAGGTCGGTCAAGACACCTTCGCGGCGTTCCCGCAGGATCAGGGCGTTCCCGTCGCGGCGAACGTCGGCCTCTACGCCGGCGGCGTGGCGATGCTCGCGACCGGCGCGGTCGGGACCGGCGTCATCGCAGCGGCGATCGGCAATGCCGTTCCCGGGCAAACGGCTCCGGGCCTCATCCCGCTGGGCATCTCGCAGCCGAGCAACCCGCAGACCGCCGCGGACGTGTTCAACACCACGTCTCCCGCGAACCCCTCGCCGGTCAACGGCGGACCGGCCACTCCGAACGGGCTGTACTCGTACTACGTGACTCCCCGCACGGGCGAGTTCCTGATGAACAACGGAACCGCGGCGTGGGACGTCATCGCTCCGCAGCACACCGGGCAGATCGCGTACTCGATCGACGATCAGCAGGTCGCGTGTAGCTCGGCGTTCGCGTCGCGCTCGCCGGTCGGCGTCATCTGCGGTCTCGAGACCCAGACCCAGACCCTCCCCGGCGGCGTGCTCGTGGAGATGGCCCCGGGCATCGCCCAGCTGCACCCGCCGAGCCTCGCGGAAGTTCCGCTCGCCGCGACGACCATTCTCGCGGCCCTCGGCGAGACCGTCATCGGGCGCACGAACGCTCCCCGGATGATCAACGGGTTCTCGTTCGCCTCTCCGACCGCGGTGCTCACCGGCGCACTCCCGCTCGATGCGACGCTCCAGACCTGGGCCAAGTTCCAGCTGGGATACCGCGCGCCCACGGCGCCAGGTACGCTCGTCATCATCGGCGAGGTGGTGCTCAGCGGCACCACGACCGTCGCCGGCGCGACCCTCGCGGCCTTCGCCCCGACCGGCCTCAACCTGAGCGGCGTGCCGGTCTACGGACCGAATGCCAACGGCGCTGCCTACTTCGGCACGCAGACGCAGGCCGCAGCGCTCGCCGCGACCGGCTGGGGCCTCGGGACGATCACCGGCCAGAACCCCCCGTTCGTTCCCGCCGGCTCGGTCCTCACCCTGTCGATCATCAAGGGCACCACCGGTGCCGTCACCCCCGCCGGGACCCTCTCGGTCTTCTGATCGGAAAGCACCATGCAACTCACCGCACCCGGCCTCCTCCTCTTTTTCCAGAACGCAAATATGGCGATGCAGGTCGCGTGGCAGGCGCAGACGCCTCCCATGAATGCCGTCTTCGCGACGAGCGTTCCGTCCACGACCGAGCAGGAGGTCTACGGCGTGAGCGCCCGGACCTCGCTGCCCCGCGAGTGGATCGGCGAGCGCCAGCCGCGCAGCGTCGGGACCTACGCGCTGACCGTCATCAACCGGCACTTCGAGAGCACGATCGAGCTCTCGGCCGACAAGATCCGCGATGACCAGTTCGGGCTGTTCAACTACGCGCTCGGCGACCTCGCCCGCGCGATGTCGATCTTCCCGGACGTCCTCGCGCTCTTCAACGTCTTCGTGAACGGCCAGAGTTACCCGACGTACGACGGTCAGAGCTTCTTCTCGATCTCGCACCCGGTCGACCTCTACTCGGGCCAGTTCAGCTCGACGATCGCGAACACGCAGCAGAACTACTTCGTCTCGACGCCGCTCACGTTCGACAACTACCAGAACGTTCGCGCCACGATGATGAAGTATCGCGGAGAGGACGGTCTCCCGTTCGGCGTCATGCCGGATACGATGATCGTCGGCCCCGAGCTCGAGATCACCGCGCGCCTCATCGCAGAGGCGAAGAGCGTCGCCCCGGGTAACCTCGGCGTGAACATCACGTCGGGCACCGGAATCGCGCAGGTCGGCGCGAACGACAACGTGCTCCAGGGCTCCACGAAGGTCGTGGTCTGGCCCCTTCTCGGCCTGTACCTCCCGTTCTCGTGGTTCCTCCTCGACACCACGAGCCGAGGCGTCAAGCCGGTCGTCTACCAGAACCGCCAGAGCGCGCAGACCCTGCAGCTCACCGATCCGTCCTGGGAGAACGTGTTCAAGCGCAACATGTTCGTCTACGGCGCGGACGAGCGCCTGAACATCTTCGGATACTCGTGGTTCCTTATGGCCAAGTGCGTCCCCACCCCGACCGGCTGATAGGAGAATTCCAAAATGGCTGATACGAACTACCTGAGCGCCACCGAGCGCTCTGAGACTGGCGACGAGTCCACCAACTCGCCGCTACCCCCGCCGGGCACCTACGGCGTCTCGCGTCCCATCTTCTGGGGCGCGGGCAGCATCGGCACCCGCATGCAGAACTTCTCGGTCGCCGAGCAGTTCAGCGAGCAGCACAAGGCGCTCAAGGACGCGAGCGGCTTGCCCGTTCTGCCCCCGAGCGACGCGCACAAGATCGCGAACGCGCTTCCGGAGCATCTCCGCAAGGAGGCTTACGCGAAGCTCGCGAGCGACAAGACGGTCGCCGCCGAGATGGCCGAGCTCTACGCGAAGGCCACGGCCTCCGCGCTGGCTCAGTCGCTCCCGAAGATCATCGAAGAAGCGGCCAAGCTCGCCAAGCGGTAAATGGCAGTCAGCTACCAGAGCTATGCGACGGTCGTGCAGTTTGCGAGTTTCGGTCTGCCGAGTACGGCATACACGGGAATCGTAGCCGGCACGGGCGGGACGCAGATTACGAACCAGAACATCAGCGATCAGCTGTTGGCCTCGTCGTCGTATGCGGACGCGCATCTGGCAGCTCAGTTCTCACTGCCGCTCAAGATGTGGGGCACGGACCTCACCATGCACGTCTGCGCGCACGCCGCGTATGAGCTCATGGTGTCGGTCCGCGGCATGAACCCCGAGGGCGGCGAGGACACGGTCCTGAAGGACCGCTACGACGCCGCTAACCTCTACTTCCGGAACATCGCCGAGCAGAAGATCACCCCCCAGGTGGTCGACTCCTCGAGCGGCGGATCGGGAGCGGCTGCCCCTCAGGTCATCTCCGGGCTCTCCGGGACGTCCGTGGGGGCCGCCGGCGCGCTGGGGCAGGGCTTCTACAACGGCGTCCCGTACCAGCCGACGGCGTACCCGTACGCACCGGGGCAGCAGCGCAACAGGCGGGGTTACTGACGTGGCGGGCCGCAAGCTATCGATGTCGCTCCGTGACTACGCGTCCGCCGCCGGCAAGGCTGCGCTCGGCGAGCTCGCCGCGGAGTGCTCTCAGGTCGCCGTGGACGCTCTGGCGAAGCTCCTGGATGCCGAGTTCAAGGCTGGCAAGGCCCCCGACGGCACGCCCTGGGAGCCGCTGAAAGACGGTAGCGGTCGCTCGCCGCTCGTTCGTAGCGGCGCGCTCCAGGCAAGCATCTCCGTCGTCGCCGCGAAGGGTGCGATCAAGCTGATCGTCGCCGCGCCCTACGCGCGGTACCACCAGAACAAACGCCCGATCTTGCCGCCCAAGGTCCTTCCGCCGAAGTGGATCGCGGCGGTCGACCGCGCGATGCGCAAGCTCCTCGGTGAACGTCTGCCGGTGCCGACGTCATGAGCGGCTTTGCAGACTTCGCGACGGCGTTTGCCTCCCAGGTGACGCCGCTCAAGGTGGGCATCGGCAAGCGTGATCTCGCGAGCCACGTCACCGCCCCGTACTACTTCATGGAGCCGCTCTCCGAAGCCTTCCCCGGGCCTCGCGGCATGGGCGGGTCTGGCGTCAACGCGCCGGGCCTCGGCCAGCCGGGACTCACGCGGAACATGGCCGAGCGACAGCTCACGATCGCGATTCACTCGTGGGGCCAGGACTTCAATCAGGCCGAGACCCTGAATGCCATTGCCATCGCGGCATTGCGCGCGGCCATGGCTGGCGGCAATTCCTACGATCTCCAGGGCGCCGAGTGGAACAACCCGGCAAACGAAGTAAGCGCGTACGCCCTCGTCCTCAAGGTCATGCTCCGGCTCACGCTTCCGCTCCAGAAGGTTCCTCCCGTTCTCACAACGTTCCCGCTCGATTCGAGCGCCATCGCCGTCCCCAACCTTTTCGTGTTCGACACGAGCAACCACGTCGCAGGGAAAATCGATGCAGGATCAGGCTGAGCCCAAGGCTTTTTTGCGGATCGACTCCGACGCGGCCGCGCCCACCCCCGCGGTGCGCATGACCGGCGACGAGCGTCACCCCCTCGCGTGGGCCATCGAGCGCGGCGACGTCGTCCCCGGCGATGTTCGACACGTCCCCTGGCGTTTTCGTCAGGCCTGCATGTTCAACAAATGGTCACCGGTCGAGCACGACCCGGACTTTGCGATCACCGCCGAGGCCTACGACAAAGGCATGGCCCACGAGTCCATCTACTAGGAGCATGAGCGATGCCTCTCGGAACAGTCACTGAAATCATTCGTGACGGCGGACTCGGCATTGCGCCGAGCTCGGCGGCAAACGCCCAGCTCACGATCGGCGTATCCTCGCTCGGTACGGCGAACACGCTGTACGGCCTGTCCACGTCCGACACGATCTCGTCGACCCTCGGCCTCGGCCCGCTCGCGGATGCGATGGCGCTCAAGGTCGCTCTCGGTGGCGGACCTCAGTACGCGATCCCGATCAACGCGAGCGTTGCTGGCGTATCGGGCGCGGTCACCCCGACGCGCGTCGGCTCCTCGACTGGCACCGTCACGACGGCGACCGCGCCGAACGACGCGTATCAGCCCGTCATCACGATCGTGTCCGCAGGCGTGGGCCAGCTCGTGACGGGCGGCACCGTCCAGGTGACGATCAGCTACGACAACGGCCTCAGCACCGGCGCGGCCATTCTGGTTCCGGCGGGCGGCACGCTGGTCCTCACCGGGACGGGAATCACGCTCACGTTCTCGGTGAGCGCAACGACGTTCGACAAGGGGGACGTGTTCAAGTTCACTTGCCAGGCGCCGTTTTACGCGTCGGCGGACCTTACCGCGGCGGTCACGCCGTGGCTCGGCGACCCGCGCCAGTTCACGATCATCCACGTCGTGGGCTTCCCCACGGCGGGCAACAGCGCAGCGAATGCGACCGCGAGCGCGGCGATCGCCGTCACGTGCGACACGCTGGCGACGGCGTTTTTCAACGCTGGCAAATACGTGCGCTTCGTCCTCGACACGCCCCCCAGCGCCGACGCCGACCTCATCACCGCGTTCACGTCGTACTCGTCCACTCGCGTCTTTACCGGCTCGAGTACCGGCGTGGTCAACTCCGCGCTCAATGGCCGCAAGCTGACCCGCGCGTGGGCCTGGGCGATCGCGTCCCGCATGGCGCAGCCGTTCTGTACTCCCAGCGTTTCGCCGGGCCGCGTGAGTGACGGCAATATGCAGGGGTGGATCTCGATCACCCGGAACGAGGCCTCGACCCCGGGCCTCTTCGACGCCCGCTTCGGCGTCGCTACGACCATCATCGGGAAGAACGGCTTCTTCTCCGATATCGGCAAGACGTTCGCGCCGAACGGCTCGGACTTCTCGATCATCCCGAACTGTCGCGTGATCGACATCGTGAGCAACGCGGCACGCATCGCGGCGACGCAGTTCCTGAACTCCTCGGTGCGCGTCAACGCGACGACCGGGCTCATCCTCGAAGCCGACGCGCAGGGCATCGAGCGATACATCACGTCGATCGTGAACGCCGCCGCTCAGTCCGAGTACTCGGCGCTCACCGTCACGCTTGACCGCACGGTGAACGTGCTTTCGACGCAGCAGTTGCTCGTCAAAATTCGCGTGACCCCGCTGGGATACGCGACGTCGATCGTGCTCGACATCGGCCTGCAAAACCCCCTCCTGGCGCTCAGCTGAAAGGCCTCTCATGGCGATCATTCCGCAGGTTCTGATCAACGGCTTCTATCACGACGTCACGTCCCTCGACTTCCGGATCGATACGCTGGCCTCCTACTTCCAGGTCAAGTCGATCAACTGGTCGGACGGCCTCGAGAAGGGCGCCGTCACCGGCCTCGGCCCGCAGAAGATCGGCCGGACGCGAGGCGCGGCCTACGCTCCGTCCTTCGACTTCGAGCTCTACTCGGCTCTTGGCGACCAGTTCGAAGGCTACCTGATTAGCAAGAACGCCGGCGGCCTCTACGAAGTGAGCTTCAATGCTCAGGTGACGTTCGCAGCGGAAGGCGCCAACGCTGGATGGGCCGTGGCCATCGGCGGATGCGTGCTCACGAACAAAGAGCAGGGCGGCGTTAGCGCCGGCGGCACCGACGCGCTGACCAAGAAGTACACGTGCGACGTTCTCACGATCGTGGAGAACAACCGCCTGCCCTTCAACTCGATGATCAGGGCGTCATGATGGGCCCCACCGAAGAGAAGCTCACCGAGCTCCGCGCCAAGTGGGGACGCATCCAGCGAATGGACGTCGTCCCCGCCGGCTACGACGGCGAAATCTGGGTTCGCCTGATGAACAAGTTCGATGCTCGCAAATACTTCAAGACGCGCATCGACTCGCCGGAGCTCCTGGCGGAGACGACCGCGGAGGCCGTGATCGTGTGGCCCGAGGAGCAGGGGCGGATCGACCTCCTCGACGCATTCCCGTTCTTCGCGCAGCACGTCGAAAACTTCGCGGTCCTGGCCTCTGGACTAGGGACCGATGCAATAAAAAAAGGCTAGCGGCGTGGACGCGGTCCAAGGGCGATCTGCTCTACGCCGGAGAGTGCATTCACGAGCTGTTTGACAGAGAGGACTCGATGGGCGCGGAGGTCGGTGCAATGCTGCTAGCCGAGCTCGTGGACGCCGCTCGGGCCTTCCGCGACGCCTATGCCCAGATAGGCAAGGGCGGCGGACCGCCTCCGAGGCGCCGGTAAATGGATTTCAGCTACAAGCTGATCGACGGCGTTTCGCCGGCCATGAACGCCATCTCCAAGGCGTCCGAGGCCACCGCGAAGCAGGCCGAGAAGCTCGAGGCGCAGCTGGACAAGCTGAATCGCCAGAGCGCCATTGCGGCCGCGCAGAAGGAGAAGGACCCGGCGAAGAAGCAGGCCCAGTACCTGAAGCTAGAGCTGGACCGCCTCAAGGGGATCTCGAAGCAGCACAAGCTCGACCTCGACGCGACGAAGAAGCGCGGCCTGGTCGAGAAGGCGGGCGACAATCAGAAGAAGCAGAATATGGACGACCTCATGGGGGGGCTCAAGGGCCTCGCCGGGTTCGCCGTCACTGCTGCTGCCGCTGTCGCCGCTGTCGGAATCGCGTTCGTCGCCGCGTCGGTCAAGGCGAGCCAGTTTCGCAAGGGTCAGGAGCGCGGTCTTTCGTTCTCCGTCGGCAAGGCAAACGCCGGCGCCGAGTACGACATTCTGCGGAAGATTGCCGACGCGTCGGGCCGTGAAAACGCGGACATCATCGACGCCTTCAAGAAGGCGTCGAACATCGGCTTTACGTCGCGCGAGGCGGAGAACATCCTCACCGTGGCGGCCGATGCGTCCTCGGCAAGCGCCGATGCCTTCGATGCGGTCAAGGACGCGTATACGGGAATCAAGAAGAGCCAGAACGACCTCGTCAACATGGGTAAGGGCGCCTTCGACAAGGGCGTATTCGACCGACTCGTGGAGAGCGGCGCCATTGACCGAAAGACGTTCCTCGAGGACCTCGGCAAGGCCTACAAGATCACCGACAAGCAGGCGCTCAGGCTCCTGCAGTCCGGCGGCGTGCGCGGCGACGTCGCGGAGAGCGTCCTTACCTCGCACGTGCGATCGCGCTTCGACAGGGGCAAGAACGGCGCGGTAGGCACCGAGGCGCTCGACGAGAGCAAGGGCAACGTCGGGAAGGGGCTCGACAAGGTCAAGAACCAGTTCATGGACCTGATCTCGAAGGTCGATACGTCGCCCCTCGAGAAGGGCCTGGGGCTCGTCGCAGACCTGATCGGCAAGATCGACGCGAGCGCAGTGAGCGGGGCCCTGAGCGCGTTCTTTACGTTCGCCGCCGCTCGCGCGGCCGTGCTCTGGGAGCAAGGGAAGCGGCTCTACAACGTGTTTTCCACGTTCGTTGGGCCCGCGTTTGCCGACCTGGGCAAGACCCTCTCACCCGTGATCGACCTCATCGGCCGCTTCTTCGGCAGCAGCACGGACATGAAGATACTCGGGACTCTGCTCGTCGGCGTCGGCTACGCGATCGGCGGGATCGTCTGGGTCATCAATAACGCGATCAAGAGCATTCAGCAGACGTTCAAGGTCCTCGGCGACTGGACGGACCTCATGACGACCCTCGGCGGGGACATCGTTGCGGGCCTCGTGAAGGGCCTCCTCGGCGGCGTGAACCTCGTCAAGAACGCGATGGGCAGCGTCGGTGACGCGGCCGTGAAGGGCCTGAAGGACGTTCTCGGCATTCACTCGCCGTCGCGGGTCATGTTCGCGCTCGGCGGGCATACCGCGAAGGGGTTCGCGCTTGGCACCTCGAATGGCCCCAGCGCCCAACTCCCGCCCATCATGGCCCCTGCAGCGCCGGACATGCGGGCAAGCGGCTCAATCTTCGCCCCACCGTCCCCAGCGATTTCCCCTGCAGCGCTCGGGGGCGGTGGCCGCGGCGGCGGCGGTGGCTTCTCCGGGAACATCACCGTGAACGTTCCGGTGACGATGAGCGGCGGGGGCGACGACAAGAACCCCGCGGCCGTCGGCGCCGAGCTCGCGAACCAGATCGGCGACGCAGTCCGAAACGAGCTCGTCAAGGTGCTTGAGTCGATCGGCTACCAGACCGGGGACATCGGCGTCACATGACTCGCGTACCGTACTGGGCACCGCTCGACGCTCCGCCGCCCGGCGGGATCAACCCGTGGGACATCGTCACGCTCACGGCGAGCGCTATCGTCCAGCAGCCTTCCGACCAGACCTATACAAACGAGGTCGCGCAGGACTATCGGAGCGGCGGCGTCTCCCTCTACCCGACCGTCCAGGCCGTCTCAGGCAAGACCATCCGGCTCCCGGGCATATCGAAGATTCAGGGAATATCGAAGGACGCGCGATACAACGTGCAGATTGCGCCGGGCGTCGATAACGCGCCGATCTACTACCTGGGAGCGAACCCCGGTACGTTTGAAATCGTCTGCAATGTGTGGCTGCCAAGCCAGTGGGCCGCGCTGCAAAACGTCCTCGAGACCGTCTACATCGCACCGAACAAAACGACCCCGGTGGCGAGCTACGCGATCGGGCACCCTATCGTCGTCGCGCGGAAGTTCGCGGCCGTGCTCATCACGAAGATCACCGGCCCCGAAGATGGCGACTACGGAGACTCAGGCGGTTCGATGAAGGTCACCTTTTCGTGCATCGAGTACGCGCCGCCGCCGAAGGTCATCCCGCCGCGCCCGACGCTCATCGGTCAGGCACCGAACGCCGTCACCGGATTCGCCGGCGGCAGTCCGCAGGCCGCGCCGGGCTCCGCTACCGCCACGGGCGCTATCGCAAACCCGCCATCGAAGGCGATCAAGCCGACGCCATGAGCGGCACGATCCTCAGCTGCAACACCTCGAACGTCGTCTATGGGCGCATCCGTATGCCCCGCGTCGGGCTCTGGGATGCCCAGCTGAAGCTCGATACGTCGACATCCTTCGCTCAGGGGCAGTCGGTCACGATCGCGACGGCGAGCGACCCTACGACCTTCTCGGTCGTCGGCACCGTCATGCAGGCGGGCGTATTCGACGGCGTGACGCAGGTCCGGGCGATCGGAGGCGGCGGCGGGCTCTCAATCGTCGTGCCGGCGAAGAGCTACCAGGGGGCCACGGTGAAGATGGTGCTGTCCGACCTGCTGGCCGCCGTCGGGGAGAAGCTGTCTCCGACGAGCGACACCGGCGCGATGAGGACGGTACTCAAGTTCTGGTCACGCACCGCAGGGCGCGCCAACGTCGCATTCTATCGGGTCCTCGAGGAGCTCCCGGGCATCGCGTGGCGCGCGCTCCCCGACGGCACGATCTGGGTCGGCACCGAGACGTATCCCGCCGCGCCCACAAAGATCTCGCTCACGCTCCGGGAACGCTGGTTCGGCGAGGGACGCGCGGTCGTCTCTGCCCAGTACCCCTTTCTTCTGCCCGGCTACACCGTGGCCCTCCCCGGGTTTACCGGCGTCCCTCAGCGAATGAGCGTCGTGGCGCATGAGCTCTACAAGGACGACTATCGCGCGGATCTCCTATTCGAATGAACCTGATCCTCAATGACCGATTCAAGAAGGCGCTCGAGGCGATCGTCGTCCGGATCGCCTCACGCTACGACTTCGCAGCGATGTATCCGTGCACGGTCGTGAGCCAAAATAGCGACCTGACGCTTGAGCTGAAACCGGACTCCAGCCTCGTCCCCGGGCAAAGCAACGTGACGATCCGCGGGCTCCCTGGCGTGACGGTGAAGGTCGCGCCCGGTGCCCGCGTGCTGCTCGCCTTCGACAACTGCGACCCAAGTTCGCCGTTCGCCTCGATATTCGACACGAATTCGCTCACGGAAATCATCATCACCGCATCGACGAAGGTGACAGTCAACAGCCCGCTTACGGTGATGGGCGACGAGCAAATCCCCGTTGCTCGACTCGGGTCCACGGTCGTAATCCCCGTAACCTCGCCGCCTGGCGCGCCTTCGTACGGGTATATCTTCGACGGTCAGAGCAAGGTCCTGGTTTAGCCCGTGGCTCGGTGACCACTCTGGGATTTGTGCGATATCCTTCGGATCGTGGCACTGCCGACCCCGAACGCCCTCGGCGCGCTCCTCATGGCCTCGGCGGCCCCCTTGCTCCTGCCCGCCGACCCGAACTACCCGGTTATCCTCGCCTACTACGTAAACCAGGCATCAATCCTGCTTACGGCGGTGGCAGCGGCGACGGTTCTGCCCGGAACGTTCGCTAACGGCTCAGGCCCCGTGACCGGTATCGGCGGGCCCCTCCTGTGACGGTCGCCCTGGTCGGGATCGTGCCGGTGAGCGGCTTCGCGATCGGTGTCCAGCTCGGGATCGGAGGCGCGCTCGCGGTCGTCGCAGACCTGCAGGCCCAGCTCGCGGCGTCGCTGAAGTGCAGCGCGAGCCTTTCGATCTCGCCGCCGACCATCGCGCTCATGCTGCAGGCGCAGGCCTCGATCGCCGCGTCTCTCGCGATCGGGCTCCCAAGCATCTCGCTCGGCCTGTCCGTCCAGGCGAATCTCCAGGCCGCGATCCAGCTCAAGCTGGCGCTCCTGCTGCCCTTCATCGCGCTCCAGGTGTCCCTTGGGTTCGGCGGGATCGAGCTCTACTCGTTCAACGGAATCCGCGGCAACTTCGGTAACGAGCTCGGCGCGGCGATCGCCCTGACCGGCTCGGGGTCGGTCTCTGCGCAGGGCATCGCGCTCGTGGTGCAGGACCCGGCCGCCTTCGCCGCGCTCGGAAAGGTCATCCGGGTGGCCTGAATGGGACTCGTGCTCACCACCTCCGTCGATTACGGGTCGGACGTCTCGACGTTCGCGGGTCCGCTCTTGGATCTCGATCCCACGTTCACGGTCATCACCGGGCCTCGCGTGGTCGCGGAGCGCGTGGCGCGCAGGCTCACTACGCCCCGCGGAGGTCTGTTCTACGACGCCAACTACGGCATGGACATTCGCGACTTCCTGAACGCTGGAGTGACCAATCAGCTCTCCGCTATCCAGGAGCTGTGCAATCAAGAGGCCCTGAAAGAGGAGACTGTCCAGGCCTCGAATTGCACCGTCACGTACGTCGCCGCAACGTCGACGATGACGATCGCGTATCGCCTGCAGCTCGCGAGCGGTCCGTTCCAATTCACGCTCAGTGTTTCGCAGCTGACCGCCAGCGTTTTCCTGCCCCGGTGAACCATGGGACTTCAAGACCTACTCACCGTCCAGTCGCAAGCGCAGATCCAGAGTACGTATCTGGCACTTCTGCAGCTCGCGGGATTCCCGACGACGGGATATCAGTCGGGCTCGGTCCCGCTCACGCTGGCGAACCTCGCGACGCAGGCGCTCGCGGACATGACCGGCACCGTGCAGAACGTCGCCGCCAGCGGGTTCCTGCAGTCGTGGCAGACCGGGGCCCTCTACACGCCGGCCGACGCGTGGCTCGATCTCAAGGCGCTATCTGACTACCAGCTTCTCCGCAACGTCGGGCAGCAGTGCATCCGCACCGTGCAGCTCACCGACGTGGGCGGCGGCGGCCCGTACACGATCGCGCCGGGACAGCTGACCGTTTCGACGTCTGGCGCTGCGGGCGTGCTCACGTACACGAACACGACGGGCGGGACGCTGCCGAAGAGCGGCACGATCCCCCTCACCTTCTCCGCGTCGTCTGTGGGCGCGGCCTATAACGTCCCGGACGGCACGATCACCGTGCTCACCACGCCCCTTCCGGGCGTGCAGATTACCTATCCCGCCGGCATCACCGCGCAGTCGATCACGACATCGGGCGCAGATGGCGAGCCATCCTCGGCGCTCGCGACCCGATGTGCCTCGCGATGGGCGACCATCGGCGGCGGCGCGAGCACCAACGCCTATACGTTTTGGGCGACCACGGCCGCGCCGGCGATCACCCGCGTGCAGGTGCTCGAGGCGACCCCCATCGGGGGGCAGGTCACGATCTACTGCGCCGGACCCAGCGGGCCGGCGGGCACCGCAGACGTCGCCACCGTCCAGACCTACGTCGGAGCGCCGTTCTCGCAGACCGGCGTGCGGCCTCTCTGCGTCAAGGTCAACGTCCTCGCCGCGACGGCATATCCGATCGTGCTCAGCGGAACAGTGAACGTCGCATCCTCGCAGCTCGCGACGGCGACGAGCACGATCGCCTCTGCCCTCGTGGCCTTCAGCCAGACGACAAAGATCGGCGGGACGATCTACCTCTCCGTCCTGATCGACCTGGTCCAGAAGGTCGCCGGCGTGCAGAACGTCAACCTGAGCTCGCCAGTCGCAGACGTGAACCTGTCCCTCCTCGGGACCGGGCTCGTCGCGAACATCGTCAACAGCCTCACCCTGGTCGGTGTCTGACGTGGCCTACGCCGACGATTACACCGTCCCGCTGCTCCCCACGTTCCTTCATGGGTACTACGGCGAGGCATGGGGAAGCGTGCTCGGGACGCTCGTCGACGGCTGGGTCGAGGGCGTGCACCAGGCGCTCTTGCAACGCGTGCTGTCCCGTTGCTCTGAGGACGCCCTCCCGCTGCACGCGGCCGACCGCCTGCTCTTCCAACTCCCCGGCGAGACGGCCGGCGCCCTGCGAGCGCGGCTCGGCTTCGCGTGGACGATCAACGGTTCGCTGGGGACGCCCGGCGGCATGGTGACCGAGGTCAAGCGGCTCGGCTACACGAACGTCACCCTCTACGAAAACATCGACTGGAGCCAGCCGCCTAGTCCTGGCTTCAACCCGGGCGACGAGTGGTGGCGGTTCTGGGTCCTCATCCGCCAGCCCCACCGATTCGGAGCCCCGTGGTTCATCGGCGACGGGACCCTTGTCGGGCTCGGCAAGGCCGTGGGGATTACCGGTAACGCGACCGACCTGGCGGCCCTGGTGCGCGTCGTTCGGCAGATGCGCTCGGCTCACACGATATCTAGCGTAATCATTGTTCTGGCTGGCCAGATCATCGGCGGCGGCTGGACTGTCGGCGGCGGTACGAATGTCGGCGCGAATACCATCAATCTCACGGTGAACTGAATGCCTCCCCAGAACATTACCGACGTCATCACGTACACGACCCCGGTGCAGAGCGTCGCGGACGGCGACGGCGCGACCGGCGCCAACTTCCTCCTGGGCCCTCAGGCGCTCGCGAACCGAACCGCGTTCCTGAACAACCTCACGAGCAACCCTGCCGCGGGCGTGAGTGCGATCCGTAACGTCGCCAACGCCGCAGCGCTCACCGCGATCAGTGCGCCGACGAATGGGAGCGTCGCGCTCATCCCGGGCGCTGGGCTCTACGCCTACAACTCCTCGAGCGCGGCGACGGTGGATAACGTCTTCGTCGTCAACGGACCGGCCGGCGTTGGGCGGTGGCTTCACGAGATCCAGGGCATCGCGAACACCTCGCCAGGCATCGGAGTCGTCTCTGCAGCGGGACGAATCCCCGGCGCGATCGTGCCGAATGCGGTGGTGGCGGTGGCGACCGCCACTCAGTCCGCGAACCAGATCATCCCCGCAGCCCAGGCGGCGCTCCTCGACGTCACGAGCGTCACCGTTACTCTCACGGTCGCCGTCGGTGACATCCTGATCGTGGACGCGTCCGCGCCGGTCTACTACGGAGGGACGACCGCGGGCCTCGTGATCGTGAGCAACATCGCTGCCCCGGGCACCGGAGTCTACGCGGCGGGGACGGACGGCTCCTTGGTCGCCACCTCCGCGGGCACCATCACGTGCCCCTTGGTGCAGCGGCTCGTGTGCGGCGCAGCAGGCTCCGTAACGGTGAAGCTCCAGACGGCCGGGACCGGGGCCTCTACGGCATACACGGTCGGAGTGACGAACGGCGTGATCACCGCATACGCGACGATTCGCGTTCAGCAGATTAGGCCGTGAGGTAATCCAATGGCTGCAGCATGGCTCAATCAGGTATTCAACTTCCTAGCGGGCGCGCAGTATGCGACCTCTCCGAGCGCCATTACGCCTGGATCGAGCGGGCCGCTTCTCTGCGACCAGTACGCGCGCCTCTACACGGTGCCGTTCGTTCCGGTCGCGGGCACTCCGCACGGGACGCTATGGGCTGATAGCGGCGCGCTCGTCACGAGCCTGACCGTCAAGGCGACGCCCGGCAACGTTCTGCAGCTCATCGGCTACAACGCGGGCGCGGCGGGCTTCATCCAGGTGCACAACGCGGTCTCGCTGCCGACCAACGGTACCGCGCCGGTCTACACGTTCCCGGTCCCCGCTGGCGTCGCGTTCTCCCTCGACCTCTCGGCGCGCCCGCGCTCGTTCGCCACGGGCATCGTCGTCGCGCTCTCGTCAACCGGTCCGACGCTTACCAGCGTCGCAACGTCCCTCTGGGCGAATGTGGAGTACGTGTAATGCCGCTTACCGTTGGAACAGCACCGGGCGGAGGAACGACCCCCACCGGTACGGGCGTGCCGAAGATTGTGGGCGGAGTGCAGCAGGGCGCGGCCGCGCTCGTCGTCGACGCGGACGTGTCGTCAGGCGCGGCCATTGCGGGCACCAAGGTCGCGCCCAACTTCGGCGCGCAGACGATCCAGACGACGGGCGGCCTCAGCGTCCAAGCATCGGCGAGCATCGGCGGTGCGACGGTGGCGAGCACGGGCACCGTGCGTCTCCCGAGCGCGTCTCAGATTGTCGCGCGCAACGCGGGCAACTCCGGCGACGTCGCGATGATCGCGACCGATGCTTCGGACCAAGTCTTCATCGGCAGTCCGAGCAACCTGGTCCCCACGGCGCAGTACACCTACGTCTCTGCCATCAACAGCGGCTACGGCTACATCAACGGAAGCGTTGTGTTCACGTGGAGCGCGGGCGCGGTGCAGACCGCGCAGCCCATCACCGGCTACGGCGCGCCCTACGCGGGGATGAACGGGCTCTTCTCGAAGACCCTCACGGCGGCGCAGAGCTACGACCTATCCAACGTCGAATACGTGTATTCGATTCTGCAGTTCGTCACGAGCGGCGCCAACATCGTGCGCCTTCCGCCACCTACGAACGCGCAGTCCTACATGAAGTTCGTCTGGAACCTGTCGGGCGGCGGAACGATCTCCGTGCGCGACACGAACGGCGCTGCGGCCGCGGCGACTCTCGCGAGCGGCACCGGGGCCTGGTTCCTTTGGGCGAACGGCATCGTCAAGCAGATGTCCGCCGCGTTCACCGTCGCATGACACAGGACAAGACCATGGCCGACCAGCCTATCGACCCCCGAGCAGAACCGCCGGCGCAGCCCGCCACCAAGCAGGTCCCCCGTGAGGACATCCTGCAGGCGCAGCTTTCGCAGCTCCTCACCCGAATGGGAGAGGGGTTCGCAAAGGTAGACGTGCTGGTCGTCGACGTCACTCGCCTGACGGGGACCGTCGAGCTCGTGAGCAACGACCTGGGCATCGTCAAGGATCGCGTCACCATCTTGGAGGCCGAGCGCACCAAGCAAAGCGGGGGCCTCCGCGGACTGAGCAACGCTGGCGAAAACCTGCAGCTACAGGTCGCTTCGCTTCAGGCGCAGCTCGCTGAAGCGAAGGCGCGCACCGTCTCCAAGGAGGACGTGAAAACGTTGGTCAAGGAAGCGGCCGCGTCGCAGACCGCCGAGATTGCGACCATCGTGGAAACGTTCGCGAAGACTCCCACGGCGCAGAAACTCAAGGGCGCCATCCTCCCCGTGCTTATGGCGGCGATCGCGATCATCGGAATCAAGCTCACCGTGATTCTAAACAAGCTCCAGGAGGCCCCGCCGCCTCCGCCAACCGTCGTGCAGCTCGCCCCCATTACCGTCTACGGAGACGCCGGAACCAAATGAAGATGCTCCTCTCCACGTTCACCATCCCGCTCACGGTCATGCTGACCGTGGTCTTCGTCAACTGCACCGAGGCCAAGCAGATCGAGGCCGCATCGGGATACGAGGCTCAGCAGATGAGCTGTATCGACCAGTACGCTCGGCGCGCGGACATCGACGCATGCCGCGCGCGCGTCAAGGCCGCATGGTCCACGGTCGACGCAGGCAGCGAAGGGGGCGACCGATGAGCCAGCCGGACCCCAAGGATGCGGCGTTCAAGGCAATCCACGTTGCGCTCGGCGTTGCTGCCGGCGACACGAAGCCGTCGGACGGCGCGAAGGAACTCATGGAGATCATCATCTCGATGGTCCCCGTCGACGAGCTCAAGGACTTCCTGACCGCGCGCGACAAGGCGTGGGCTGATGCCGCGGCCGACGTCGCGGAAGAAATCAAGCTCGACACGTGAGGGCTATGGAGAGAGTCGCTGCGGGCACCTTCGTTTTGTAGCACTGGGGGTAATCATGCGCGAGTCCGTACGATCGTCGTGGATAGAGATGAATACGCCGCTCGAGGGCTGTCTCGATTACCCGTACGCCGACGTGCTGAATCTCATAACCACGGGCATGGGCAACCTTATCGACCCGGTGTCTTCGGCGATGGGTCTACCGTGGCAGGTGGACGGCCGAGAAGCTCGCGGAGATGAGATTGCAGCGCAGTGGTGGCGCGTGAAAAACGACCCATTCTGCGCCAGAAAGGGGCACCTATACGCCAGAGGGTTGACCACGATTCGTCTCACTCAGGAGGGCATCAAGACGGTCGTCTTCCGCAAGCTAGATGCGAATGAAGCGGTGCTTCTATCGCGGTTCCCTGACATGGCCGGATGGCCCGCGTGCGCACAAATGGCGACGCACTCGCTCGCGTGGGCCTGTGGGCCGTCGTTTCACTTCCCCAAGCTGGCCTCCGCGTTGCTCGCGCGCGACTTCGATGCTGCTGCCGTTGCGTGCACGATCAACGAGTGGAATGGCTCGGTTCATAACGTGGGAGTCATCCCGCGAAACGTTGCGAATCGCATTCTTTACCGCAACGCGCAGCGGGTCGAGGCGTACCACCTAGACCCTGACCTCCTCGACTGGACGCACGACCTCAGCGTGAGCGATGCGCCGACGCTGCCTACACTGGACGACCCGCCGAGCGAGCCCACGGTGCACGTGGACCCGGGGTCATACTTCGAGGACCCGCCCGACGACGCGGCTTAGCGCGCGGAGCACCAGAGGGACGCGTACGCCGCGGCCGCCCCCGGCGTGACCGTCGTCCAGACGGTGCCCTGCTCCATTAGGCCGGTAGTGGCGTGCGAGATCCCGAAGCCATGGCCGAGCTCGTGGAGGGGAACGTGCAGGAACGTATCGGCGGGCGCGGCGGGGTCAAAGACGACCCAGGAGCCCCGGACGTGGTCTGGGTCCCACGACGCGTAGCCCCAGTCTCCGCCCGGGACATCCCCTACCCCCACCTCGATAGTGAACGCCTCGGGGAGCGCCTTGATCGACCGGAGCACGGCCTCGATGGGACGCGTCGGACCGCGCGAGACGGTGAACTCCAGATCGCACGGGACAGCGCCCTTCCATGCGCTCATGGCGTCGATCACTGCAAGATACTGGGCCTCAGGCACGCGGGGGTCGACGGTGACGGTCCAGGACGTACGCGCAGCGGCCTCGGTCAGAAGGACGGGCTCGGCAGCGGGCGCTAGGTCGGTGCCGGACGGCTCGACGGGCTCGATGCACCCGACCGATAGGACGGACACCGAGAGAAGGACCGCAACACAGGTGGTCACGTGGCTGGTCCCCTCACCGCCGCCCGCCGACCAAAGTGCTGCCCAATGATCCGCCCGGTCGGCCGCCCGGCAGGCGGCAAGTCGTCCTGTCCGGTCGCGGCTTTCGCAACTCGGGCCAGCCAGTCGCCGTTGATTCTCGCGGCGCCGCTGTCTCGCTGGCATCGCTCTGCCGCCTCTCTGATGACCTTGGCAATCACCTGGCTACGCACCAGGCCCCAGCGCGCCGCGAGCGCATCCAGGGCCGACGTGGTGACGCCGTCGAGCCGCAGCGTCATGCGGGTGCCGAGACGGTCGCCCTCTGCGATGGTCGGCCCCGAGCGACTCTTGCGCTCGGGGGTGGGCTTGCGGCGGGGCATCAGGCGCCCTCCTAAGAGGCGGAGCACCTTGCGTTCGTTGACGGCCCACTCCAGCGTGATGCAGGCGCGAACCCACGTCTTGCCGTGAGCGCTGAACCGATCAGCCATGTACTTTACCTCGGCGTTGCCCTCGGCCAGAGTGTCCCGCTTCGGACTCTCCTCACCGTCGCGGCCGTCGCGGGCCCAGAAGTCGTAGGCAGCCTCTGGCAAGAGGCGGCGCCTCACGTCCCCTCCTTGGTCTGCGCCGCAGTCGGGCGCCGCCCGAACAGGCGGCGCACCTGACCGTTTCGCAGGATTGCGTAGCCATCCCCGGGCGCCAGGAATCGGTCGCTCAAGATCGCCACGCCATACGTCCACGGCATGCCGTCCTTTTGAGCGTCGCCCCGGGGGATCGCCTCGAGCTTCGTCATCAAGTCCGGCGCAACGTGGATGCTCTGGACGTCGTAGCCGTTCGAGCGAACATAGGCGACGATCGCTGCAACGCCCCGAGCGTTCTCGCGTTCGTGGTGCTCGACGTGGTGCGCCTCCGCCTCGGCGAGATCCGCCTTGAGCGCGTCTCGCTCGCGCTCGGTGATGGTCAACGCGTGCTCCAGCGCCTGCGCGTCGGCACCGTCGAGGCGTAGGCGTCGGCGTGCCGCCTCGCGGGCGGAGATGGGCCTCGCAGACCCCGCGGCAGAGCCTACGGGGTCGGACCGGCGGCGCATGTGGCACTCGGCGACCGTCATGCAGTACGGCGGCTCGTGGACGCACCACACGGGATGGAATGCGACCGGCCAGCGCTTGATCACGATGCCGGTGTGGGACCAGCGACCGTGCCATTCGCCGCCGTGACCCTTCGTCTGGTTGCACACCGAGACGGCGTCGCCGTAGGCGAGAGGCTCGCCGCATCGGTTGCTCGTGTCCGATTCGTAGAGGTTGGGATCGTCGCTCATGTTTCCTTGCCCTGCCGAGGCGCCGCCTCGTCCGCCATTCGCACGAGCACGTCGCCGTGGCACCGCTGCGGAGCGCACCAGCACCCGAGCACCTTGCCTGCGAGTTCGGGCAAAGCGGCCATGAGGTCGGGCCTGGAACGCACGTGCTCCTCGAACCGCTCCAAGATGCGGAGCGGGTCCGCGACGCGGTCGTAGCCCTTCGACGGCACCGGAATAGGGTTGCCCCACTTCGACGGCCGGCCGATGTAGACGTCGTGCGAGGAGCGCTTGCAGTGGACGACTCGGCCGCTCATCGCTGCACCGCCCAATAGCGCCACGGGACGCCCTTCTGCTCGGCCACCTTGCTCAGCCGGCGCGCTTCCTTCTCCGCGTCGGCGTAGGTCGCGAACTCGCGAGCGACCTGCCCTTGGAGCAGGATGCGCGCGTCGCCTGGTGATCCCCACTCGATCATGTTGCGAGGGATCGGGGCCGGTTTCGAGTATCGAGCGGCCATCACTTCACCTCCGTGGCGGGGCGTCCGTTCAGCGCAGCGTGACGCAGCGTGCGGACGTCGGCCTCCAGAGCGACGATCCGCTCCGCCGCCCATCGAGCGAAGACGATCAGGTCGAAGTCGCCGCGGTAGCCCCCGTCGCCCATGTGGCAACGCACCGTGTGCTCGGCGCTGTCGAAGTCCTCCGGGGCGACGCCGGCGGGCAGGAGGTGAACGATCCGCCTCATGGTGACCCCAGGATGGTGCTCAGCGCGCCGGAGCGCCACACGATGACGCCGGACATCGCGCACCACACGAGCGTGATGAAGATGCCCAGGAAGCCCGAGGGCTCCTGCTTGTCTCGACCGACCGACGCCCGGATGACCCCGGCGACAAGGCGCCAGACCCAGCCGACGAGTACGAGCCCCTGACAGATGTTGAGCCACATCACCCGTTCTCCTTGGGAGAGGCGGCGCTCCCGGTCAGCGCCGCCGCGGCATCGATCGCGTGACCCCATCCGCCGCGCCATTCCTTCGCGGAGTCGCGGCGGTTGTGGTGCATGTCGAACAGGATCGCCTTCGACCCGGGCCACGCAGCCGACCACGTCTCAACATGCTCCAGCTTATCGTCAACAAAGACGTCACCTCGGATGAGGTGCTTCTGCGCGGTCTGGATGACGCGCCGGCGCCCGATCGTCGGGAAGTGCCTCGCGACCCAGTGCAGGCGCTCGAACATCCACGTCGGGGAGCTGTCCCACGGCGACGTGACTACGAACACCTCCCCCAGCTCGGAGAGGCGCCTGACAGCATCCTGAGCGCCGGGCTGAGGCGCGATGCCATCACAGAAGCCGGCCATGACGACGTGTGCGTCCACGATCTTGCGGAGTCGATGGTGGTCCTCAAGGCCACGCTCGGCAGCGATCCGCTTGAAGAATGCGCACTCGTGGATCGCCCAGAGGTCGACCTCCTCCTCGTCGATGCGCGCGCCGGTCTCCAACCAAAGAGCGTTGAGGTAGGCCTTGGTGAATCCGGCCAAGGGGCCGTCGCAGCCGAGCAAGATGATGGGCTTCACGTGGGCTCCTTGGGACGTTCGTCGCCGTTGGGCAGCAAGGCCATCGGGTCCTTGTAGCGAATCGTCATGCTCTCGGTCTCCACCTCGACATTGCCTTCGCCATCGCGCGCGTACGACATCACGTCGATCTCGAACATCGTAGGAACCTCGCCGGTTTGCGTGACCACGAACCCTGGAATCTTGAGAAACATCACTCCTCCTTCGTTGAAGCGTTGCCCGGGGCGGGCGACTTGTGCTGATCCGCCTCATCGCACGAGCAGAGGCTCGCGCCGTCGCACCCGCACACCAGATCCCACTGCGGCGTGCAGCATCGTGGGTCGCCGCAGCCGGACCAGCGCGCGTCGTAGCTCGCGTCGGCGCCGCACGTCTCGCAGTGCCAGTCAGCCACCGGAAGCCTCCTGCCGCTCGATGCCGACGAGCTCGCCGCTCTCGATGTCGTCGGCGAGCTCCTGGAGCGCGTCACACTTCCAGGCGGCAAGTCCGCGAAGTGCGCGACCGCGCTCCCTGACGGCCTCGGCAATCGCGCTTCGCACGCGGCGCGCGGTGCAGTTCTCGCAGCCTGACACCCATCCAATGCAGTCGTGATGCTTCACGGCTCCCCCGGTGCTGAGCCCTCGGACTGCGCCGCCGTGGTGCAGGCGTCCGAGCAGTAGACTTTGCCCATCGGCTCGCCGCACCCGTTGCAGATGCAGGCCGCCTCTTGCAGGCGCGTCACCTCGGCGACCGCAAGCGCGCATTGAGCTTCCGCGGCTTCGGCACGCAGCAGGAGCTCACGACATTCCTTCGTAGTCGGCATCACTCGTCTCCCTTCGATGCGTTGCCCAAATCCACGCCCGGTTCCGGCGCAGCCACCCACTCGCGAACGGTCACGACCTTGTCGACGGGCACGACCTCGATCGCGTCCGCGGTCTCGTCCTGGAAACCCTCTTGCGAGTAGGTCGGCTTCTTCTTACGAGCCATCGGCCGGTCCTTTCGTGTGCGCGGCGCGGTATTCGACGCACTTCGCGAGTGTGCCCGCACGTCGAGCATTTCGCGTCGGGTCGGTCGATCGGCTGCGGTTCGTTCGTCATAGCGTCTCCAGCGCGAGCGAACGCGCATCCTCGAACGAGAGCCCGCTGCCCACGGAGCGAGCGCCTTGCCGCACCGGCCGCGAGTCCCAGACGGTCCACGCCCCGCGGCGATCTTGCGGGTAGCTCGGCGATTCAGCAAAGACGCCGTCGCCGAACTCGATGCGAACGCGCTTGATCGCCTCGTCCTCCATGACGGCGTCCAACTCGGCGAGCATTCGATCCACGGTCGGGATTCGATCAGGCTTTCTCATTTCTTCCACTCCCCTCGCTCGATGGCGCTCGCCGCCGCGTTGCAGGCGATGTGTCCGGCGTTCGCCGGGTGCGAGCCCGAGTGCTCGTCGGCGTACCGGCGCAACCACTTCGCGATCAGGTGAGCCGCGCACGCCATCGCAGAGTCCTCCATGGCCTCCAGCGCGGCGACGTGCTCATCCCGTGAGTACATCTGCTCCGCAAGACGCGCCTCCAGGAACGTAAGCTTCTCGCTCCGACTCATGACCGGCTGAATCCCGAACCCCTCGTCGATGATGTCGCCGAGCCGGTCGAACGACCCGTCGTAAGGCTCGCTCATTGCCTTGCGGACGATGTTGAACATCTCCGCGCCGTGCACGCCGCCGATGCCGCCAGACACCGCACCGTTGAACAGTCCGTCGAGCGCCTGCGTCGGGGTGGGCGGGTCGTCAGGCGTCGCCCTGCGGGCACGGCACGCCTTCCGGTCGACACACGACCAGCCGATCCCGACCCAACGCGAGCACGCGACCTCGGGCTGCTGGCTCGCGCAGGCGAAGCAGCGGACGAAGACCGGCAACAGGTCCTCCGCGCCGTGGTCGTCGGGCTCGTTGTGCCCCGCGCTGCGCATCATGACGAGGGGGCCGTCGGCGCTCCGCTGGTCGGCTCGGATCTGCTCGGCCACCCATTCGGCACGGCGGATGCCGCAATGTTGGCAGACAATCGGCTTCGACCGGCCGGCGACCCACTCGTGAGCGCACGGCGAGTCCTCCACGGACACGCTGTCCGCAGTCGCGAGCGCCATGATGTGCACGACCGTGTCCTCCCGGAGCGCTCGCTCTCCGAGGGTGTGCGCCGACATGTTGCGGGCGACGACCGCGCACGCCTCGATGGTCTCGCGGCGGACGCGCTCCTCGATGGCCTTCCGCTGGCACTCGCCCGCGTCGATGCAGGCCCGGACTGGGCCCGCGTTACGCGCAGGCGACCCGGCGCCGTGGACAGCGGTGGCCACCTGACCTGCCCTACCGGCGCCTTCGTGATTCGGTTGCTCAGAGCGTTCCCCTGCCATACCTCCCGCGGGGCCCTCAGGGTCCGGCTTTTCGCCGGCAGCTCGCATGTTCGTGCCTCCTTCCGAAATCTTTTCCTGACGCGACCCGGGCTCGCCGATGAAGGCTCGGCCCCGCTCTGCGTCCGTCGACGGACACGGCACGGGACACGGCATCGCGTGATCGGCCTTGGCGCACCCGCAGTATTCGCAGGTGAATCCCTCCGTGGCTGCGCGTGGCATCGGCGCAGCCTCGGCGAGCTTCACCCACGGTCCGACGATCGTGTAGCTGTCCAGCATGCCGGCGACCTGCACCTCCACGTCCTCGAAAGAGTCACCCGCGTAGTCCGCCTCACCCGTCACGTTCTCGAACGCGACGTAGAGCTGCCGATAGCCAGGGTCGATATCCGCCTTCATGCGCCTGCGCTCCCTTTCAGCGATGAACTCATGCCGTCGACGAGAGCGCCCTCGATTGCCCTTAGCGACGTCGCGACGAGCCGACCCGGATCGGTGAGCGCGTAGCAGAGGGCCTCTCGCTCCGGCTCCACCGTGTAACCGTCGCCGTCCACCTTCACGGCCCACGTCTCCTTGACCAGGCCGCGCGTCTCCAGTTTGCGCATCGTGGCCTTCTTGAGGCTCCCGCCGGTGCCGCAGGCGGCGCCATCGAGGCACTTCTCCAGGTGCAGCGCCCACGTCAGGGCGTCCCACTCAGCATCGGTGAGCCTCATCGCTTCGATCCTTCCTGGGACACGCTGAGCGCGGCTTTCCCGAGCGCTCGGTGCCCGAGGCTGGTCATCACTTCGTCGATGACGACTAGGCGCGGATCGTCGATGTGATAGCGAATGACCGTCTCGCACATGGCCTCGTTGAGGTCGGCCAGGGTAATGGTGCGTGGCCCGTGGTCAACGAAGCTCGCCCGTACGTACTGCATCGGGCTGTCTTCCCGCGCCTCGCTCGCGTTAGGGCCCGCCTCCGGGAGGTTGTTCGGGCGGAGCGGCCCCGTGACGTCGGCGAGGCTACTGCTTTCCGCAGGGGAGGCAGCGGGCACGACCGGGCTGCGCTTCAGCTCCGCAACTTTGACAGGACCCTTCGGCTCGACGGGCGTGATACCGCCGCTTGGCGCGTTCGCACATGACTGTTCCTTGGTTCGTTGTACGGCCTGCCTCCACGCGTCGCCGTCGACCGGTATGCCGGGGATCGCCCTCTCTCTGCTCAGTCCCATGCCCTGGCAGATGTCACATTGTATCCAGCCCCAGTGCGCCATGCGCCGCTTGCTGCCCTTGCACTCAGGACACGGCGGCCAGCCGGGGACGATTGCGGGTGACGCTTCAGCAGAGCGCGGCTCTTCGGGCACCGGAGCCGCGTGCGTCTGCTCGATGCCGCACCGTCGGCACTTCACGAGCATCTCGTTGTCGTTCGACTCGCTCGTCCGCCACGCGTGCGTGCACGCGTGCACGCGCCTCCGCTCGTCGCCGACGCCGCGGTCGTAGGCGCTCTGCACGTCATCATCGTCGGGATCAAGAGGCAGGATCGGGCCACGCCTTCGTTGGTTGGCGAACTGGATCATCGCGTCGAGAGCGCCCTCCACGGCCTTCGCCTCTTCGTCGGTCATGCGCCCGGGGTCCAGCGCCCAGTCACGATGCTCTCGCATGTGCGAGACCACGTCCTCCAAGGCCTTGTCGGCGATGACGTCGTAACGACGGATCGCCTCTTTCACGTCGTGCGTGACGCCGGGCGACGCTGCTTCGCTGCGTCGCTCCGCCGCTTGATACGTGGCCTTCGCGGCCTCCTTAGCGGCGGCGACGGTGCCCGCTGCCGTCGTATCGATGCTCGACGACGACACCTTCTCTCTCGCCAGGCCGCGAAGGCAGGCAACGCACGTCACGCGGTTCAGGTTCACGCTCTTCGACATGCCCGGGTAGTCGACCCCGCAGCCCGCGACGCCAGGCGCCGGCATGTGGTGCCAGACCGACGGCGCCTCAGCGGTACCCCCGTGAACGTCGTCGCGAAGAGGGTCGACAGGCTCGGTGACCGCGCGTGGTAAGCCGCCGCGGTAGCTCTCGACGGCTGAGGCAAGCGCGGTCGATGCATCGTTGTCGTGCATGCCTTCCTCGAAGGCGGCAACGCACCTGCGGGCGGCGCGCAGCAGGGCATGCTCTCGGGTCCGGTACTCCTCGCCGCGTTCGCCCCCGGGCCGCGCTGCTTCGCTCCGTTGCTTCGCGCGCCGGCGCTCGACGGAGACCTTCGACCCCCTGGGCTGGTCATCGCTGGTGCGCGGCCCTACTCCGGACGACGCAGTTCGCGCGCTCGCGCCCTCAGCTCCTGCACCGCCAGCGCGATCGTCGCCGGGTCCCGGTCGCCCGCCTCCAGGCGATTCGCCACCGTCTCCGCGATTTGCGCCTGCGTCTCTTTCGGGTTGTCCATCACGCTCTCCGTTCTCGTCCCGGACCCTGCGAAACAGGCACGACACCCACCCGACCATCGGGTCGGCGTCGAGCTGAGCGTCCGTCATGGCCGCTGCGTGGGGCGCCAGGCGTCGCGCGACGGCGCGAGCCAGCGCCATGTCTTCCAGGTAGGGCCCGTGGTCTCCGTGGAGCCTGGGACGCGTGTCGCTTGCACAAGGATCCGCCGGAAGGTGCCCGGCGCAGAGTCGGTCGAGACACGCCAGGTTCTCGCGCAACGCCTCCTCGGCTTCCGAGTCGTGAGCGGGAAGCCGACGCGGCAGCACCGCGGCGGCGAGCTTGCGTAGGTCGTCCAGGAACGCCGCGTGGTGGTCGTTGTCGTCGCTGATGTGCTCCAGCTTCGTCTCCAGGGCTTCGATGCGATCACCGCGCTCGAAGGACTCGCGCTCGTAGCGCCGGTAGAGACCCACGACCTCCGCCAGATCGCGGCCGTGCAGCGGGCACGCCTCCTCCTGGCAGTCGGGGGCGCAGATGCAGGTGGCGCTCTTATCAAGCGTGGCGCGCTCGGTTCGCTCTCGTGCTACCACCGCCTCGGGCGGGTCATCGGGCTCGGCAGCGTCGATGCCGATGTGATCGAGGATGGCCTGCGTGAGGTCCTCGCCACCGGGCAACGGCGGGGGCGCGGTCCGCTCACGGTCGGCATTCAGCAGTCCCACGATGCGCGTGGCAAGGTGCGCCGATTCGACCAGCCCCTCGAACTGGTCGCCCTGGTAGATGGTTCTCCCTAACGTCCGGCCGACGCGGTAGCGGAACATGTCCTCGGGCTGGACGTTGGAAGTCCGCAGCCCGCTCACGACGCATCCCCCAGCGCCACGCACATCGCGGCGTTCTCGGCTTCGCTCACCACCGCGGCGATCGCCTCGTTGGTGTGCCAGGCCGCGCGGGCCGCTTCCGTGGCTGCAGCAAAAGCCGCAGCCGCATGCGCGACCCCGCACCCATTGTGGCGAGCCATCTCCTGAGCGCCGCCCAGCCCATCGTTGGTGCAGCATGCAAGGGTTGAGTGTCTCCACGGCTCGGAGGTCGTCGACCTCGTCCGTCGGCAAGCCCATACCTTCCCACGTGCACCCGCACATCTCGTCCCCCGGGCGCGTTGCCTTTGCGATCAGCCCGTCTTTCTTCTCGTCCGTCATGCTGCTCTCCGGCTGGTCAGAATGTGAGCTCGCGCCTGAAGGCCGAGCCACTCGGCGTAGGCAGGTGGGATCGCCTGCGAGAGCTTCGGGAGAGACATCCAATCGATCCCCATGGCCGCGCGCTGCGTCGCCACGGGGATGCGGTAGACGCCGACCTCCACCGTCTTTCGCTTGTTCGTGCGGTTCGTGGCCGGCGGGAATCGAGGAGTCCAGACCGAGTGATCGCAGGCCATCTCGGGCAGCGGGAAGCTCGTCTCAAAGCCGCGGTGGCGCTGGACGTCGAGCCCGAACATCGAGCCGCAGAGCCGACGCGGGCTCTCGAGGGGCGCCCCCTCCACGTTCTCGATGATGTACGGCACGCCGGCTAGCCGGAGCATCTCGCGCACGGCGGGAATCAGGTTGGCCTTCGGCGCCACGTGTCCGGGGCGACGCTTGTACGCCGTGAACCCTTGGCACGGGGGAGACGCCCAGATCAGGTCGAACGTGCGCAGGTACGCCAGGGGCGCGGCCAAGGCGTCGCCTCGCGTGAACCGGTACGGATACTCGGGCTGGTCTTCGCAGTCGACGCCCTGAGTCTCAAACCCGGCCCGCGTGAGACCGCGCGATGCCCCGCCGGCGCAACAGAAGAGGTCGAGCGCCTTCACTTTGACCCCTTGGGCTGCGCATCGCTGGTGCGCGGCCCTACTCCGGACGACGCAGTTCGCGCGCTCGCGCCCTCAGCTCCTGCACCGCCAGCGCGATCGTCGCCGGGTCCCGGTCGCCCGCCTCCAGGCGATTCGCCACCGTCTCCGCGATTTGCGCCTGCGTCTCTTTCGGGTTGTCCATCACGCTCTCCGTTCTCGTCCCGGACCCTGCGAAACAGGCACGACACCCACCCGACCATCGGGTCGGCGTCGAGCTGAGCGTCCGTCATGGCCGCTGCGTGGGGCGCCAGGCGTCGCGCGACGGCGCGAGCCAGCGCCATGTCTTCCAGGTAGGGCCCGTGGTCTCCGTGGAGCCTGGGACGCGTGTCGCTTGCACAAGGATCAGTCCGCAGCGCGTCGAGTGCACCGCGCTGCGCCGCCTGGAGACTACGCCACCACGGAAAGCGGCGGTCGGCGTCGGCCATGTGCGGCGCCTCGCGAGCGGTCCAGTTGAGCACCTCGCTCACGACCATCATGAGGTTCGACGGAGCGTCAGGGGCGAGCGACTTATCAAGCGTTTCCGCCCGCAGTGCCTGGTACTCGACCTGGAGTGCATCGTACGCCGCGATACGCTCGGCGAGCTGCGTCCGCACCTCGTCGCGCTCCTTCCGTAGGACCCGTTTGTCGTCGACGTGCAGGGCGATGTGGCGGTCGTACTGATCGCACACCGTCTGGTACTTCACACGCCAGTCCTCGCTTGGCGGCGTCTTCGTCCAGGCGATCCCGTCCTTCGTCTCGTGGCCGCCGGCATGGCCGTGGCGCAGTTCGCACACGAACCGGCCACCGTCGCCGATCGTCTCCAGGCACGGGCCGGGCGGGACTGAACCGGAGCCCAGCCCTTGTTCTTTGCCTGTAGCGCTCATTCGGCCGCGTCCTCGGTCGTAGCGACCTTCGCCGCAGCCGCGCGGGCCGCCTTATCGGCGGCGTCCGCCGCGTCGAGCGTCGCCGCGACGTCGTCCCACCAGCCCATCGAGCGCTTGCCCGGGTCGCGAAGCGGCATCATCAGGGCAAAGAACTCCGGGCATGCGGCCGAGCAGAGGAGCTGCGGATCGAGAGCCGTCTTTCCCATCGCGTAGAGCTTCACGCCGGGCATTCGCGCGCGGCCTTTGGCGAGGATCGCGACGGACTTGAGGGCGGCCCCGAGGATGTGGATGTTGATCGCCGCGCGCTCGTGCACACGGGTCGACTTGCCCTTCGGTACCACGGTCTGAATCGGTGGCGGCGAGAAGCCGTCCAGCGTGCGAAGCGAGAGCCCCGTGTGGGTCGCGTCGAAACGCAGCGTCTTCTCGCTCATCTCGACGACGACGGGGGGCTCGCGGAGCGCTCCTTTCGGGAGCACCGCGACCAGGTTCGGAAGGTCGTCGAGGCGCACACCGGCGAGCCCCTGAGACCCGACCGTGGCGCCATCGAGACGGCAGACCGCAAGCCAGTTCCCGTCCGTCGCGAACGCGTGCACGCGGTCACCGGAGAGCGCGCGGAGCCACACACTGTTGAGGTGCGGACGCATGCCGTCGCGGGACGCAGCCGTCGCGACGGCCCTCAGGGCGTTGACCAGCACGCGAGCGGGGACGGTGATCTTCATGGCGTCATCCTTCAAAGTGTTCAGAATCGTTTGTGAAGTTCGCTGGTCCTTGGAAGTGCGTTGCTCGCCCGTCATGCGGCAGCCCTCGTGAGCCAGCGGCGCGCGCGAGCGCCGAATGGCGGCTTTCTTGTCGGTGCAGTTCGTCGTTTGCCGACGCGTCCCGCCGCCGGGCTTGGGGACCCAGGCTAACCAGATTCCGTCTCGCTTAAAGAGTCGTGCCATTCGCGGTTCCTCTTGATCCAGTTTTCGAGATCGATGCGCTGCACCCGCCAGCCGCTGCCAACCTTGATCGGGCGTAGCTGCGGCAGCAGACGATAGGCGGTCGCGCGAGATACGCCGAGCTCGGCCGCCACCTCGTTCGGCGTGAGCATACGAGAGGAGGTCACGCGTCCTCTTCGTCGTCGTCGGCCTGCATCCACGAGGGGACGGCCCACACCACCGGCGACTGCGCGCGGCCCGGCCACTGGTTCGACTCGCGGTACGTGCGGAGCTTCTCGATGTGCAGAGACACCATGCGGTCGCCGAGGTCAAGCAGGTCCGCCGATGGCTCGAGAACCACCACCTCGTAAGGCGCCCTGGTCTCCACGCAGAGAAGAAATGCGCCGTTCGACACGTCGATACCATGCGCCCGACACGCGCGACGATAGAGCGCGAGCTGGCCGTGATAGCCCATCTTGAAGCACTGTCGCATCAGGGTTTCGAGCGCCGTCGTGCTCGTCGTCTTGAGATCACCGAAGCGCTTGTGCGCGTCCTGGATGATGTCGACGCCCGACGTGGAGAACGCCAGTCCGCCCTCGTCCCACGTGAGCGGCACCTCGAAGCGGGCGCCCTCGAGGAAGTCGCGCGCGACCGGGTCTGACTTCACGGCCTCGGCGATGACCTCGCCGGCAGACCACTCCTTCGCCGTCAGGATCTCCGCGTCGGCATTCGCGAGCGCGAACTCCTTCCACGCGTTGCCCTGGCGCGTCCCATCGTAGCGAACGAGCTCCTTGGCGCCGGGCCGGCCGCCGAGCACCAGGAAGTGCACGAGCGTGCCGAGCACCATCGCGGGAGTCGGTTCGAAGGGTGTGTTGACGGCGTGGAGATACTGCCGGCCCGAGTCGTCGATCTTCTTCACCTGCGACCAGTGGAAGGTGCCGTCCTCGTCACACGTGCGGAACGCCTCGATGCTTACCGCTGCGCTCATGGTCAGTCCTCTCCAGGCTCGCGCTGCGCGGCCTCTTGCTCAGCCCTCATGTCCTCATCTACCGGCTGACCAGCGCCCATCTCGTCCACCGGTGCGGTCGCCTTCATCGGGCGCACGCGAATGCCGGTGACGGGCTTCCCTCCCTTGCTGCGGACCTGCGTCTGAAACAGCGTGACGCGCAAGCCGATCCACCTATCGGTGTCCTCGCTCCCCGCCATTGCCGAGAAGCTCTCCGCGTTCGTCGCGTTTGTAACAAGAGGCTTCTGCGCGCCTCGAAAGTAGACAAAGGGCCGATGCTCGCCGCGCGGCTTCTCTTTGCTCTGCACCAATCCGCGCTCGACCTTTACGATCTCGAGAACAAAATCCTTAGGCTTCCCGTCTTTGCCAACGAGGTCCCACGCCCCAAGGGTTTCCCTGTCGGTGAAACTACGCCAGTGCGGCACTTGATTTCCTCTCCCGCTGTTGCCGAGCCGAAGCCGCGACCTGGCATGTCCTACAGAACCGGCGCCCCTTGCGGGGGCCAGTCGCGCTACGGCGGGTATTCAGATCGTCGAACGGGTGTCCCTGCCTACAGTGCGTGATCGCCCTTGCGCGCTCCGCTGCGCGAAGACCACCCGTGCCGCGCCGAACGTTCTCAGCGTGAGAGACCGGCTCTAGGTGAGCAGGGTTCACGCACGCACGATTGCGACACAAGTGGTCCAGGTCGTGACGTTCCGGCGGCTCACCGACCAGGAGCGCGTACGCGATACGATGCGCATACATGGACCGGTTCTGAACACTGAACTTGCCGTAACCGTTCGCGTCCAGGCAGGCGGCCCACAACCAGCACTCCGACGTCTTGTTCACCTTCGACCAAAATCGATCCATCGCTCGCCCTCATCCTCCGCAAGGTTGCGTCCGACTTCGCCACAAGGTCCGCGTCGCTCTCGTACCCGAGCGTCTGCGCGAAGGTCTCCCGCTTGGCCTGCTCAAGCGCACGCTCAAGCATGAGCCGCGCCTCCTTCAGCGACCGGTAATCGTTCCGGTACAGGATCAGAACTACGGCCTCGACCGTCTCGACGGGGATCACTCCGCCGCCGCCTGCAGCTCGATCGCGAGCGTGCTCGAAC